GTCGAAGTCCACAGTTTGTTGCAAGAACACAAATGGGCCAGCAGTGGTAGCAGAACCAACAATCTCATCAAAGAAATCAGGATTGTCTGGTACACCGTCATTGTCCGAATCGCGATAACTTACCAACACTTGGAAGTCATCAACATAGCCGTCACTTTCTACAGGTTGCCCAATGATTGTGGTATAGATATCACCAGGTAGAGATGCTGTTGAATCAGGCTGTGTATTCACGGCCAGCACATTGATAAAATCTTTGATAATTGTGCCTGTTCGACTGTCATAAACCAACTGGTTGCCATAGAAGAAAAATCTTGTCTGCAGAACTGAGCCAAAGTTGTAACTTAATCCGCGAAAGGTAATTGTGTAATTTTGGTTGACCACTTCAAATGCCACCAGCCAGGAAGCATCAAGATTGGCACCAGACTGATTGCCGGCGTATTGCTGGCTCCAAGATGAGACATTTTCTTGTGTGCCAAAGTTTAAATTGGTACTGGTGATCAAATACCAACTGCCGGGAGTGTAGTTGGTGATTGCCAAGGTGCCTTCGCTGTCGTAACCAATGCCAAAATTACGGAACAACAAAATTTGATCAGCCATCTGCTGTTGCAGTGTTGTGGACAAATCAGTTACAAACGCAGGAATAATGCTGTCAACAATGGCTCCAGTTGGAACAAAATTGTTGATGGTGACCGGACCGGAACCTGAAGTCAAGTTACCAACACCGTTGTTGTACCCATCACCCACAATTGCTTGAGGCGCGGCCCAAATGACTGTGGTCTCATCTGCACGAGTAGCAGTTCCTTGAACCAGTCGATTATTGCGATCAAAGTAGTATCCAGTAGGAGCTACAAATTTTATCAAGCTACCCACAACAGCGTATTTAAACAGTGTGGTCACTGTGGTACCAATAGGAATAGGGACTCCGGCGGCATTGACAAAATACCCAGTGGTCTCATTGGCCAAAGTTGTACTTTGATACCAGGTTGTACCTGCAGTGCTGCCAGTATTGATAGTTTCTCTAGGAAAATTATCATAATAAAACTGTCGCATTGTGGCATCACCAATACTGGGTTGTACTTGATTTGTGATCAAGTCAGCAACATCATTGCGATTGTCAAAAGTAAACAATATGGTAGGTAGAATTAAATTGCGCCATAGTCCACCGTCACTGGAGAATGAATTGGTACTGGAATATTTGCCGGTGTTGTCAATCAAGTCAAGATAACGACTGGTACCAATTGACGCACGATTCAGGGCTTTTGATTTGATGATTGAATTGTAAGCAGTGTATGGAAACAAGTTATAGTCTTCACCATTGACCATGCGGTTCTGTGTGTAGTAACGGGCAGGGGCACGTTGTTTGATCTCAGCAATGGGTTCACGTGCCTGACTGTTGCTCACAGGACGAGTGATACCGCAGGTAAAAGTAATGGTCTGCAAGTTGCCGTTGCGATCAATGTAACTGATGGGCAACACAACATTTTGCATTTCTTCAGGATTGATAATGTATTGCAAACCATTGCTGGCACGAACATACGCACGGAATACGCCCACAGGAATTTGTGAGAACACACCATCGCCAAAGATCATGGTGATTTGATCATTTGCTCTGCTGGTCACACTGTAGATTGGCAGCAATGATGTTGATCTCTCAGCTGCCGCTTGGTAAATGTTTTCTACATATTTCCATTCTTGATTGATGTTGCCCAAATTGTCTAGTTGGAACAACCAACGATCTTCATTGTTGACTCCTTCAATGTTGATGTCCACAGTGCGATTGGCAATGCGTTCAGCCAAGTTAAAGTCTTGATTTTGCAACACGCCTTGTTTGAACAAAAAGAAGTAACCATTGTTGGCGCTTTGGAATCCCAGTTGATCGTTACGGTACAGCACATTGAATGAAGTGTTGGGCTGTGGACTGGGTTCATACACATAATCTTTGCCAGCGCTCGTTGATGTCATGGCTTCAAACTGCATGTTAACTCCATCCACAGTGGCAGCATAAGGAATCACAGGCAAAAACCCTGGCACTAGATTGATTGCATATTCGTCGGTGGTGACACCCAATATGGCTTGACGATTACCGGGGCGGCCAACCTTTTGACTATCTATCAAACTAGCATTGATGATGGCAGTAAATTGCTCTTGCCAGTCATTGTTGGTAGGATCGGCCCAGTTTATTGTGACATTGCTCAGGTTGACGCCGTTGTAGTCCACAACATTTTCAGTTGTGGTAACGTTGAATACTTTGAGAAAACCTTCAGCTGCGGTGTTGCGTTTGGCTGAATAACTCACAAGATTTGCCAGGCGCACGACTGAATCTCTGCGTTCAGCTGTGTCCATGTAGTTTTCACGAGTGTTTAAGTCTGTGCGGAAAGCCAGTGCTTGTCCCATGAACGCCATCACGTCCAGCAGGGCAATAAATTCGCTGGATTCAATGTAGTCATTAAAGGTTTCAGGATAATACAAACGCAGGTAATCGATGAAACTTTTGCGCAGTGTTTCAAAATCGTAACTTTGAAAATCAGCTTCGCGGTAAGTTTGATAGATCTGTTTCCAATCTTCTACACCAAATACTGCCGTTTGTCTTGTGGTTGTTGCCATTTATCTGTGCCTCTTTGTTATTTATTATGCGCAAAAACTGGGTAGTTTATGTTACATAACTGGCACTGCGTTGTTGTTCATCAAAAAATAAACTTAAAATTTTTGCATCAGTAGTGTTGACCACAGTGACCTGCAACTGTATCAATATACCATTTTCCTGCGGGTACACCTGAATGTCATTCAAAAACAATCTTGGATCTCCACCAACCACTCGTTGAACTTCGTCTCGAATCTGTTGTTGCAGTTGTTCAACTTGATTTTCAAAAAGGTAGTTAAAGATACTTGAACCGTACGCAGGGCGTCCAGGCAACTCACCTTGACGAATGTTAAACGCATTCAACAGGTCACGCTGAATCAAATCAAAGTCCACAAGAGTGAACTTTTTGTTTTGATTAATGGTATTGAAACCGATGTATGTGGTCATATTGATATTTATGGGTTAGCCGGACTTGACTCTGCGTAGATTGGGCAGATACAGTGTGCGTATGTCATCAATAAATGCCAAAATAGAAGCCAGCAGGTCTTCAACTTCTCTCAGTGCAGTTGGCACACGGTTTGTCAATTTATCAATGTCAGTTTTTAGAGATTCTGTACGTTTGGCCAACTCATTTAATTTTTTAACAATATCTGACAATTGTCCAATTTTGGCATCAACATTACTGGTTGTGGCCTCTGTTTTATTGATTTCATCAAATTTTGCCTGATACTCTTTAAAAAGATTTGTTACCACTTTTTTCTCTGCAAACAACGGTCCGGGCAATCTTGGTGTGGTGTCATTGTAGTCTATTGGGGGTATTTTATCATTGCCAAATACTCGTCCCATGGCAGCAGTCAATGTTTCTCTGCTGACTGTGTCTGTGGCCTCGCCCGGAGGCTCTTGTTGTAACATAGCATCATTAAATTTTTCTTCGGCTGACCCAATGGCAAACTGTGCATCTTTAAATTTAGTATCAAATTCGGCTTGTTTGTCAGCAGGCAATTGCCCCTTGATCCAGGCAGCTCCCTCGGCTGCATCTTTACTGAATACTGATGCTATGCCACCCAGCTGTTTGGGGTCAAGCCCGGCAGTGGGCAATCCTAATGAGCCGGCAGCGGCCAGCCCTTTGCTCATTAAATCTTGTTGTGTTAGACCTTGGGCTGCTGGATTGCTCAACAAACTGTCAAGGTTGTTGATGCCGCCTTTGCCTGTCCATACTGCAGGACTCTTTAGCACTGTGGTTAAATCGTTGGCTCCTTGCTTGAGAAATGAGCCAGCAGTGCCGGGTTTGAGTAATCCTGCTGTTTCTAATTGTGTGGCATCAAGTCCAAATTTGCCCACCCCAGCTGAGTTGGTAAACTGACTAAAATCTTGTCCAACTGCTGTCCCCACTGATGCCATGGTGGCACGAACATCTGTAGTGCTTAATTTACCCATGGGCACCAATGCTGTGGCTGTTTTTGCAAAGTCAGCAGTGTCAATGCCGTTGGCAACTGGTTCTCCAAATAAACTACTAATTTTGCCGGCAGTTTGTTGCAGTATTGATCCAGCACTGCCTATTTTAGATTGTAAATTACCAGTGGTGCCTGCAGCCAGTGACTGTTTGGCACTTTCTGCAATACTGGCAAATTGATTTTGCACACCCCGATCTGTTCCCGGAAACCCAGCAAGTTCCTGTGACAGTTCCGCTTTGGCCGAGGCCAATCCATCTGCAGCCTGTGTCTGTGCGCTGAGCACGTCTCCAGGACTAAATCCAGTTAATCCTCCAGTGCCAGCTTGCTTTTTAAAAATCTCAAATGCTTGTTCTCGAGTCATGCCTGGAGGACCATTAACTTCGAATGTTTTTGCTATGGCTGTGGGGTCAGGCACTCCAAATTGTTTGGCAATGGCTGCGGCCTTGGCTTTTTCTTCTTCAGTCAATGGTCTGCTTGATGCAGTATTGGTTGTTGAATTGCTGCGGCGGTATG